TTTACTTTAAAATCATCTAATTGGGTCGTTAGCTCAGTCGGTAGAGCAGCGGACTTTTAATCCGTTGGTCGAAGGTTCGAATCCTTCACGACCCACCAATAATATTCAACTGGCGACAAAGTGGCGATTATAAATATCTAGTTTTTATCTTTACTTTTAAACCTATCTTTAAACAATGGCGATAACCGCCAGTCAATTAACTGAAATCAATTACTCTCATATTTCACACGGAAAATTTAAAAACAATTTAAAAATCATTAGGTTATCTTATTATTCTTATTATTCTTATTATTCTTATTATTCTTATTATTCTTATTATTCTTATTATCAATGATCTATTTTAAGTGAAAAGTGATGAAAAAGATTGAAATTTTTACAGTTAAGATCTCTATTCAGTTACATTAATGATCTCTTTAACTTCAGTAAGTTAGATTAATTTTCACTTTGAAATCTAACTGAAAAAACACCAATTTTTAACGCAAATTCGGCGGGGGAGGAAGTGGATTTTCCGTGCCTTGTGTTTTTACGTGAAAAATTTCCGTGGAATTGTTTTATATTGCTTATTACGTAGATTTATTTGTTATAACAATAACTTAGATTTTCCGTGACTGATGTTTCCGACATACATGTCGGAAACATAAAGAAAAGCCGCAACATTGTGCGGCTTTGGTTTGATATAAATTGCGGTTGTTACTCAATGATAGGCGTGAGTTTGCCTTTGATTGTTTTTGCTTTGTTTGCCTGCTGGTTAAATGTGCTTGCTTGATCTGGCGGAGGTGAACCTCTGTGCGTATGCGTTGCCAAGGTGCTTGCAACTTCGCCTAATAGTTGAATGGTATCTTCCAAAAGTCTAAATATGTTTTGCCCTTCAGTACCCATATAACTTAGCGGCGCCACAAACTTATTCTTTTCGTCTGAAACACGTTGAGCCAATCCGACTATTTTTTCTTGTAGCGTGCCACCCGTTCCCACAGTTCGATTACTTGCTGTCATGTCATTGATACTGCCCAACACGCTAACAGTTTTATTTCCGCCAATAGTTTCTGTTTTATCAGAATCAATCGTCACATTTGACGTGCCGATTTGTTTTACTTCACTATCTGTTTCGATGTGTCGTTCAAAGGATTTATCTGTAATCTTCTGATCGGTTTCGCGAATCTTATTGCCTGCTGCATCGGTGCGTTCATACACTTCTGGGCGTTGTTGCTTGAGTTGTTCTCCAGGTGCAACACTCGGTACTGTTTTTCCTTGTGCTAACATAGTGCGTACAAAAGGCTGATCGCTTCGCCCATAAGCAAAACCTACTTCAACCATTGTACCCACTTCAGGAAAAGCAAAATCTCCGCCTTGTGAACCTGTACTTGTTACAGGCAAAGGCACGGCTGGATAAACTGGCACAGTTTTATCCTCGTTTCCGTTTTCGTCCAGTAGTTGCAACTCGACAGCATATTTTGGTCGGAACGGATCGGAAATATCGCCACCGCTTGAGGGATCTGCTATACCAACAACTTTCGCATACTTCGGCAAATGATAACCGCCAGCCAGTTCGGGGAATGTTTTTTCCATTTGGCGGCGTTCTGGGCTTTTTTGTTCTGGCTTACCATCTTTGCCTAAATTTTCCCACGAAAGCACATAATCATCGCCAGACAATTCTACTTTCTGAATTTTATTGCCATTGATAATCGCACCTGGTCGAATAGCAGCAGTAATCGGAATGGTCATATCATTGCTGCCGCTTGTTAATGTCATGCTTTCGTCAAACTCAATATTCTTACCTGCCCAGCGTGAATCTTTATGCGAACCAACAAACAAAGAACCGTCTGGCGATTGTTGCCACATATAATCTGCTATTTGATATTGTCGCCCAATATTGGCTAAAAGCTGATAACCGCTGCCGTTGTGAGTAAACAACGAAATCGGCGTATCCGCATAATCTGCTTGCGGCACCTTTACGGGGATTTTTGTTTGGCTTGTTATCCAAGCACACAAATCACGCAAAGTTATGTGTCTGTGAGAACAGTTTAAAGGCTTTTCAAACACAGCCACTTTTTCGCGAATAAATAATTTTTTATAGCCGTTTTCTGCACTTTGCTCACGCTCAACAATACCGTCAAACCATTTGTAATAGTGATCGTATTCTCCCATCTCAAAGACCGCACTTTTACCAATACAGTCTTTTTCTGTGCGCACGGTCACAAATCCGCGCCCAGTATTATTGAGTTCCAAAATAATCATTTCATCGGCAAGTTCTAATTCTTCGCCGTCAATAAGGCACGTTTTAATTATTTTCATCCGTCAATACCTCCGAAAAAATCATCAATATCTTTTGCGATTCCTTTTCTTTCGTCTTTCTGTTCTTCTAATTTCCCCGAATTTTCACCCGCACTTTTTGCTACTGGCGCGTTCTCACCTTGCGTTTTTACCTTTGGTTTTTTCTTGCGCTGGTCTTTTTTCTCGGCAACGGAATTGACTTCACGCAATCTAAATGAAATCGACCACCCCAACTGCCCATTTTGCTCAGTTGCGGATACCTCTCCACTAAATTGCACTTCGCGCATATTCACGGCTTCAGCCACAGTACAAGATACCCGATATTTTGTTTGCTCGCCTTTGCCCGTTTCTGCTTCAGCTAAATTGAAAAGCTGCGTCAGCCACTCTTTCCTGTTGTATGGAATAAACCCCGTTACGCTTAACTCTTTGGCTTTTACGCCTTTATCTGATTTTTTGGTACTTGATTTTTGACCGCTCATGTCTTTTTCTTCACGTTTGACCGAAACCGACATTAAAATATTGTTTAAATAAATTGGCGTGCCATTTAGTGCAAGTTGTACACTGGGATTACGTTTCTGCATGTTGCAACATTCCTCTAATATTGGTTAAATCTGAGCCAATAAACATTACGCAAGCGGTAAATACATTACTGGATTTCGGCACATTCACTTTCATTTTACTTTCTGCGATTTCAAGATAATCTGAAACAACAAAAGCATATACATTCGCCGATGTATTCAACATTTTTTCGACTTTTTCATTATTGGCTTTATCGCGTTCTTTTTTAGCCGCCTTTAACGCCTCAATCATCGCCATCGGATCTTTAGTTTGCTCCGCAACCGCTGCAGATGTCGCATTGCGTAAAATACTTTGCATCGTGCGGGCGGAACCTGGCGTAATATCGGCACTATTGGAAAATGATGGACTTGCCATGGTTGGCGTTTTTATCATTTTTGTTTCTTGTAAATCTTTACTTGATTTCGCATAGTCTAGCGCTTGCTTAAATGTTGGCTCTGGCAATAGCTCTCGCACTTTTTCCAACTCTGCAATAAACTGATCAATATTGCTACTTGTTACCATAATGACCACGACATCCTGCACACCTTTAGGGCGATTCGGATCGGCATAATCAACCAACTTTGCCGCTAGTGCTTTCACGGCATTTTCTGGCGACAAATAATGGTTTGATTTTTCTTTGATGCCGTGCGACCAATTATGCACGCCTAATTTAGTGCCACTTACAGATAGCGAAAAAGGGGAAAGAATCCCCTTTTGTGCGTTTTGTAATGTTGTTTTTGCCTGTGGGGATACTTTTAGTTTTTGTTGTTTCCACATATTAAACATCACCTAAAATTAATTGATTATAAAATCTTCTGAATACTGTTTACGATTTAATTCACTTTCATAGGCTGTTTTGCAGTGATTGCGGTCAAAGAAAATGCCGTTGATGATGCGATACAACACACGCCAGCGTTTTTTCGGGTTCTTGGCTAATATTGCCCCCCGATAAGTGCGGCTGGAAAGCGTTTCATCTGCCGCACCGCCCGTTAAGGCGTTAAATAGTTGGTCTATGGCGATAATCACGTGATACCCATAACGTTTTAATTTGTTTGGAATTGCCATTGCTCAATCTCCTGTTCAAGTGCGGTTAATTCTTCGGGGGTTTTTAACGCCAGTAAGCGGTCTTCAAATGCCTGACGTTGCCCTATAATGATGCCAATCGCCACAGCAAACTGAGCGGATTTTTCAATCACTTTTTCTACCAATATTTCAAACGGCACCCCACGATTTTGGGCGATTTGTGTGAGCATTGGGGTTTCTGTTGAATTATCCGCCTGCCACGCTAACGCCTCTTTTTCCTGACGGTAAAAACTTTCAATTTCTGTCTGTGGATAGCCTGCCAGTAATCCATTTTTAAGTTGGTCTGCTTTGTCCGCTAATTTATTGAGTAAGCTTTCTTTTTGTTGTGCAAAAAGTGCGGTCTGTTTTTCGGTTGAAATAGTCCATTCCTTTCCGTCCCACTCGTGGGCTGCGCTGGGCTGTGGCTCAATCAAAATCGGGGTGCCGTCGCTGTCGGCAATAATTTGTTTTCCAGCGGCTTGCCCAACTAACAAAATGCGATATGTTTCGTCTTTGATTTTTACTGCGCCATCAGGTACATATCCGCCGTTTGTATCGTCAAAAAATCCGTCTTTGTAATAGATTGTCATTATTTCCATCTCCCCACACATATAAATCTTACTATTGTATTTGCGTACCAAGTTTTTATGCCGACTGTGCTTTTATTTTTGGGGTACGCAAAGCTCCAGTTATATTTTGCATTCATCGCTTCGTTAGCACCCTCTGAAATCGCAATTGTATAGTTATCATCAGTAAAGCTTTGCGGGAGTAATACCGTTTTTTCAACACCTGCATTTTCTTTCATTGCTTTAAAAACTCCTGTAATCATCATTGTCCCGTCTGGGTGCTTCCTAATTTCGAAGTCTCCTATTTTTTGATATGTAAACAACATATTAATTACAGTTTTTGTTGACTCGTTAAAATCCGTAATCTCACTAGCTGTATGCTTATGATTACGGTCTGCTTTATCTTGTAATCCTTGTGCTAATCGCCCTGCATCAAGCGCACCAGCATTAGTTACCTCGCCGTGGGATTTAATCCAAAAGACCACATCATCAAAACTATTAAGGGCTTTGATGCATAATTTGAGGATTAATGATTTGGGGCGAGTTTCATCGCCACCTGTTGCAAAGTTGGAATTCACATCAGGTGTCATCCAACCGTTATCACGCCATTCATTGTCACCAATTGCAGTAACTAGACCCGCATCAAGTAGATTATTGTCATTTTTAAGGCCTTCAATGCTCGCACTTCTATGACTTGGTTCAGATGAGAATACTTTATGTGTATGTCGTTTTAACTCATCCTCTTGGGTTTGCCCCACAGACAAGCCATTGCCCGCATTACGTAAAAATCTATCTGCTACTTTGGGCACGCGTTCAATGGAGCCATATTTACCGACTAAGTGACGATATAACTCGGGGTAACGTTGTTCGGTAACTTGGGTGGCAATCTCGTCAAAGGCAATCCAGCCTGCAGGGATATTATCCACGGCAAAATAAGCCGTCATCCCCACATCGCTACGGGTTAAATCAGGAAGTTGGTTGTGGTTTCCCAAAGTGCGGTATAAATCGGGGAAGGTTTGTTGGCTGAATGTTGAACCATCAGCACGTAAAAAACCAACGGGATTAGTTACCGCACGAGGGAATGATACAACTGCACCAATAGGCACGCCATCGCCGCCTGCATCTTTCCATTCTGACCAATTTGAGCCATTAAAAAAGCGTGTTTTGATTTTGTTGTCATTTGCTTTACGTGCAATTTGACGCACCGC